AACAATCCAAACGTTGCAGAAATGTCCCCTGTTCCTTTTTGCGAGATATAGTAAGCAATATTTGATCCATATACCTTTGTAGCTTCTTTTGATAGGCCGCTAATTTCAGCGGATACAGTGGCCCCTTTATCTTGTTTACCTTCAATAACAAATTGATTAGCTGTTGGAATTTTACCGTCCTTATCAAAAATTCCGATTGTCATTTTTTTAAATCCGACTAAAGTCATAATTTATTTCCTCCTAATTTTGACAACAAAAAAAGACACGAGTTTTCGTGTCTTAATTCCTGTTATTCTGTTTTAATATTGTGTATCGTAAATTCGTGTATTCCCGTCATATCGTCGAGCGTCTACATAACGTCTAGTCTCCGAGAAATATTCGTCTAAACCTTGGCCGCTCACTTGGCCAAAACCAAGCTTCTTCATCTCTTTTTTAATTTCATACTGCATTTGTTTGCATGTCGCTCTGTATTTTGACTCCACATCAATTTGTATCAGGTGTTCGATAGAAAGCTCTTTATCGCTCCCGTGGAATGCTTCGTTCGGTACATCTGCAGGTCGAATTGTGATAAACGCACCTGTTTTGTCAGCCGTTTCAGGTTGCTCGTAAAACTTAATCCTGTACTCTTCTGAATCAGAGTTGTAAGTCATATCGTGGATATAAGAGTTTGAGCATAGTGCCTCATAAATTGTCATCAACATATCTTTCATAACTTATTCCTCAACTCCCTAGCTACTGTATTAAAGTAAATTTTTTCAGATGATTTCAGTGATTTTGTTATTACTCCAAATCCACGCGGCTTTATTTGACGACCATTTCTGGTGTATCCCCACTCGTTCAAATGGATAATTCGATACCGCTGTTTTGGACCGTTCCAGCCAATTTCAGCTTCGGTGTTTTCATTGCGGTACGTTGCTTTCTTTTTGACGACTTCATCGATAGTAGCGCCAGTGTCTTTAAAAGACATCATTGCCCATTTCATTTGTTCCTCAACATCAGAAGCCCCTTCGTCAACCGCTTCACGAGCAATTTTTCGTGTTTTAGTGGACCCTAAACGTTTTTCCATCTCACGTAGCGTTTCATTTACACCTTTAAAATCAACATTATTCATCGTCATACACCGCTAACAAAATCGTGATGAATCGGTTGTCAGTGAAATCATTTCGAACGTCAACGATGTTCCAACGAATGCCTGAATATCTCCTATCCATAACCTCTACATAATGCTTGTTTGAAACAATGTAGTCAGTTTGCGGATCTCTAATCGTGAGAGTTACTGCTTGTTTAGTCGTCTTTGAGTTCAAAATTTCCAAGTCTTTCATTGAGGGGTTATAAATCTCAGCGAAACAATTAAAAATGGTCTGCTTCTCTTGCTCGCCTGGCTCAGGGCCTTTATGAGGTCGATATTGAAAAAATTCAACAGGTGTTCTCATAGCGCCGTTATTGACTTTGGGTTTCTGGTACTTCATCTTCGCCATCAGCTCCCTCTTCATAATTTGCTAAAGAGACAGCCATTAATTCCGATTGAAAGTTATCATTGAAAAATTCTAACGAATCATTGTAGACATATCGGCTGCGTTCAATCACGAGTTCGCGAATTTCAGGATTTGAAACATTGTCAGTCCCACACCATCGCTTAACAGCTACTTTTGAACTTTTCAAAATATTTTCTAAGTTTTCATCGTCAGCAGTATGAAAGATTCTCATCCGCGATTTGAAATCTTTTAGCAATTTCTCATCCAATAGAAACGCCCCTTTCTATCGCAGTGCAATTGTTGCTCCGTCACTTGTCGGTTCAACATTAATAACTGCGGGGGCCTCTATTTTCCCTCGGATACTTTTAATCCCCAAACTGCAGCAGCCTTATCATCTTTAGCTTTCCCATAAGCAAACTGTTTAGCAGTGTATAAATCCATGTCTTCAATCGCTAATGTTTGATCGTATTTACGTAAAGTAATGCCCCCGCCAATATATGCATCGTATCGGCCGTTTACGAACGTTAAAACTTTTTCAGTTGCTTGCGCTAATGATTCAACAATTTTCAAATTGTAAGGTAACGCAGTTACATATACTCCTTGCGCATTTAATGAAGTATATTGACGTTTGACATCCCAAGCATCACTAGGATTAACTACCATGACAACTTTTCCATCTACAGCAACTGCATGACCTTTTTCGTCAGTTGAATGATGTTTGTAAACATTCGTTAGTTCTTTAACGGTCGTTGCTGAATCAGCAAATGTTAAATCGCCCATTGAAGTTTTTTCTGGATAAACACCACCAGTAATGGCTACACCTTCTTGAACTTGACGATTTAAACCAATCGGCTTGTCATTTCCATCTCCTGATAAAAAAGCAGCCTCTAAAGCCACTGCAAAAGCTTCATCAATTTGAGTAGCCACAAATGATTCAATCCAAGCTGGTCCGAAGTCTTTCAAATCCTTAGGAACAACTACAAACGCCGTCAATTTGCTTTGAATTGCTTCTTCTTCACTGAACGCTGCATCTAACTGACCTTTGATCTCGCCGAAGATTTTTCCCCATACAGCAACACCACTTGTTTCAGATTTCAAGAATTTCAATCGTAGCCCTGCGTTTACTAAACCGATTTCAGCTAATAGTGAATGGGCAGTAGTTAAGTTCTCAAAGATTCGATCAATGGTTTCTTGCGGCAACAATTTTTCTTCTTTATAACCGACGTCCGTGCTGATAGCATTAAAAAATTTACGCTCACGAGCAGATAATTTCGCATCTGCCGGATTTTCAGCAATTAATCCTTCTGCCTCAGCACGCGCTTGTTTTTTTGCTTCGTTCAGCAATTCATCGAGCATTGCACCGTATAGTTCATTTTGTTTTTCAGCTGGCTCGTTATTATTAACAGCAGCTAAGAAGTTGTCACGAATTGTTTTGAATTCGTTTGATAGTTTCATAGTCATTCAGTATGACCTCCTTATTTTTTGTATTAAAAAAAGAACCGTTTCAAACCAGCATTTTCTGGTTCAATCGATTCTTGTTTTTTAGTATTTAGTTTTTCTGCTACTTTATTTGCCAATTCATCTAAATCAAACTGCGGTTTTAACTTTTCTGCCAATTTTGAAATCGCGTCTGGCGGAATAACCGGCGAGACACTTGCGACTAGTAAAGGTGCTTCTTCATTTTGAAACATTACTTTGTCCGCAAATCCTTTCTCTACTGCTTGTTCTGCTGTCAACCAGGTTTCATGATTCATTAGTTCAAGTAAGTTTTCTTTTTCAAGACCCGTTTTACCGATATAAGCATTCGCGATCGACAAATTATAGTTCTTTAAGACTTCTGCTTCATGAGCCAACGCTCTGTGATCACCGC